GCAGAACTGTAAAACTTAATAAACCTATGAGGGGTGATGTTAAGAAATTTAAAGTTTTTGTAAAGAATGCAAGCGGTAGAGTTGTTAAGGTTAACTTTGGCGACCCTAACATGAGAATACGTAAAAGTAATCCAAAAGCTCGTAAATCTTTTAGAGCTAGACACAATTGTGCTAACCCAGGGCCTCGGACAAAAGCCAGGTATTGGTCGTGCAGGAAATGGTAATTCATATGGCTTATAAGAAAAAGAAATACAAAGGTAAATCTTGTTGGAAAGGTTATCGTAGAGGTAAAGGTAACAGTTGTATTAAAATGAAAAAAGGAAGATAGGATGGCTAGATGTTGTTGCGATATAAGAAGAGTAAGAAAACAAAAGATGACGATAAGAAGAAATCGAAAAAGCGTAAGAAGAAAAAAATAAAACGTATAATAAGGAGAAAATAAAATGTCGATTGAAAATAAAACAGAAGAAAAAGTATTCACTATAAACAATGTTGAATACAAGGAAAGTGAACTATCACTAGAGACTAAGAATGATGTTATTATTCTTAATGATCTTAAACAAAAGAAATTAGTTAGATCTATTGAATTAGAACAAACTGATATGCTTATTGCTAGCTATGGTAAAAGAATTGATGAAGCCTTAGCTAATATTAAAAAGGACAATTAATAAATGTCAATAAATGATGATATATTATCTAGAGAGCTGAAACACCGTGCTCTTTTAAGTCTTTACGAGAAGAAACTAGATAATGACCTAACTAAAGTCATGTCATCCCATAAAAAACGTTTAGTTAATAGTACACTAAAGAACGGTATGAAGGGTTCTAATGCCCTCAACCGTGCTTTGGGTATAGAAACACGAAAAACTTATAGACGTATTTATAGAGAAGCTCTTAAAGAACTAAAACAATTAGCTAAAGTAGATGCTAAGTTCCAGGCTAGTACTTTAAATAGAGCTTTTGGTAAAGTTTATAGAGCTAGAGTGTATACGGGATTGAAAGTTAATGACTTAATAATTAATTCCGCAGGAACATACTCTCAACAAATAACATCTATAAGTTTAGCTCAACAGAGAAGAATTAAGAGTATAGTTAAACAAGGTATGGTTGACAATCTTGCTGTTAATAAGATTGCTGACAATATTGGTAGGACTGTAGATTTACCACAGGCCCAACTAAGAACCTTGTCCAGGACTGCTATAACTGAAACATCTACAACAGTTAATAAGGCAACTTATAAATTGAATGAAGATGTGTTAGACGGTTATGAGTATGTAGCTACACTAGACTCCAGGACTTCTCTTATTTGTGCTAATCTTGATGGTAGAGTATTTAGATTAGATGACCCTAAAGGTATTAGACCACCACAACATTTTAATTGTAGGTCTACTACTGTACCTATTGTTAAGTCTCATGAAGATCTAATTAATACTGATAGTAATAGAATTAGTAAAAGAAGATTGAAGAGAATGACTAGAGGTAAGAGAGCATCTTTTAATGGTCAAGTACCAGCTGAAACTAGATTTGAAGACTTTTTTACTAAACAAGATAATGATTTTAAATTAGCTGTGTTAGGTAATCAAAAAAGAGTTGATATATTTAATACAGGTAAATTAAAATTTAAACAATTTAGTACTAAAGATGGTAAGTTAGTATCTATTGATAGATTAAATGAATTACTTAATGGTGTTAAAAAGCAAGCTAGAAAAACTGCTAAAACTATTATTAAGGTAGGTACTTTAACAAATGTACCTTCTTATAAAGAATTAAAAATAGTTGATAAGAATACTGCTAAGAAGAGTTTAAATGCTACTTTAAAACAAGCATCTGAAGACCCTAGATACAGAGTAACTAATGATGATTATGGTTATCCGTTTAGAAGATTTGCAAGTAGAAAATCTGATAAATTAGGTAGAGTAAATGGTGCAGGTGGTAAGGTTAGTGATGAGGCTGTTTCTGTTGTTAATCAATTAGTTCAAGAAACAAATGCTTTAGCTGATAAATATAATGTACCTAGAATTAGGGGTGTAGTGTTTAAAGATTATAACGCTATTGCATCTATGGGTGATGGTGAGTTAACTATAAATTATACTTATTTTAATAAACTTGATAAGAAATCTGAGTATGGTGGTTTCTTCGCTGGTGCATCAAATTATAATGTTACAAAAGCTAAGGCTTTTAAATTAGGTGATGATGTATCTGGTGAAGTTCTTAACTATAATGTAACTAAATATAAATATGATATGGATTATAGAAAAAGAGTTCAAAATACTTGGGTAAGACCGCATAACGGTTATCATTATTTCGATGACCCTATGGATAGAGCAAGAAATACAGTTTATCATGAGTTTGGACATCAAATACATCAAAATTTTAAACTAACTAGGGATACAAGATTTAATCCTTATTTAGAAGATAAAATGGATGAAGTGATACCAAACGCTACTCTAAAAACTAAAAGACCTGGTGCTAGTAGATATGGTAATTCTGATAACCAGGAATGGTTTGCTGAAAACTTTGCGTTATATGAAATGAATCGTAAAGATTTAGTTGACCCTGATTTTATAGAACTGTTTGAAAAAGAGGTAGTAAATGCCAAGAAGTG